AAAGGTAGCCTTGACTTAGCAGCCAATAAGCTTGGCAAAAAGGGTAAGCGTAAGGAGTTCGTTGATGAACTTGGCGCAAAGAAGGGCGCAGAGGACTTGCGAGAGTTCAAGAAGAATACTGAGGATGCAGTCAGCGAACTTGGCCGTATGCTTGACGTTCTGGAAGAGAACTACGAGGTCTATAGAGATTGGATGGAATTGACGGGTAACGCTGATATTGCTGCAAAAGTTGCTGGTGTTACAAAGAACACCTCATATGCTGACTTGCTGAAAGAACAGTTCAACAATCTCGGAGGTGCAGGCGAAATGTCTGCAGAAAAGTTCTTTGGTCTTAACGAAGTCGATGCAAAGAAATTCGGAGAAAAGAGTGGGCTCTTCAAACTTTGGCAGGAATGGCAGAAAAACAATCAAAAGATTCGTAAGGACAACGTAAAACTCTATGCAGATGCCATTAAGAGCGCAAAGGGATATGAGGAAAAAATCGCTGATGTAAACCGCGAACTTCAAAAGCAGTTGGAGGCTATTGACAAACTCGCTTCAACACCTGAGGAAAAGGAGCGTTTGAAAAAGAATGCAAAGACCAAGGCTGATGAAGAGATAGCAGGTTTGACTTGGGAGAACTTCAAACAAACAGAGGAATGGGGTCGTATATTCTCCGATCTTGACCGAATGAGTACTCAGACATTACAACGGATGATTACTCAGTTGAAGGCTATTCTACCCACAATCAATGGTGACGTTGAGGCCGTGAAAGAACTATACTCTGCATTGAATAAGATGGAGAAAGTTGTTTCTGAAAGAAGGCCATTGCAAACTATTGGGGAATCGCTCGGTAATCGTAGCAAACTTGCAAAATACTACAAGCAAGCTCAGAAGCAAGGGCCATTACTTGCTAATACAGAATTATCGAAACTGCTCGGAGTTAAACTCGGTTCTAAGGTGAGCAAAGAGCAGATTCTGGATGGCATGAAGAATGAAACAGAAGAATTCAAGAATGCCATTGGAAAGGTTGTTGACGGTCTCAATACGTTCCAAAACGGCCTTGACCTTGTAGGGAACCTCTTCGACTCACTCGGTATGACAGGTGCTACAAACATTGTAGGGGATGCAGCAGGGTTAGTTGGAGGTGCTATGCAGGGAGCCTCTTCACTCAGTGCATTAGGCCCTTGGGGTATGGCTGCAGGTGCAGCTCTTGGTCTTGCAACAGGAATATTCCAACTTCATGATAAGAGTATTCAGCGCGAGATTGATGCACTGCAGGAGAATGCTGATGCCTTACAGGAGAATACAGATTCTATCAAAGCAGCACGTGCGAGAACCCTGGGTTATGACAATGGCGATTTGCGTAGCAGAATGTCTAATCTGTATAAAGACACAACAAGACAGTATCAGCTACCAATCATCGGTGATACTATAACAGTTTCATCTGCTGTAAAAGAAGCAATGCGTGATTACTACAGACTCAATGCTAATAAAAGCGGCTACTCAGCAGAATTAGAGAATCTTAAAGCACAGCGTGATCTTTACATGGAGATGTACAATCTTGAAGAAGATAAAAAGAAAACCTCTCAGGATGCACTTGACGAATACAAGTCCAAGATTGCAGAACTTGACGAGCAAATCCTGTTCTTTGCTGAGGATTTGGCAAATGAACTATGGGGCATTGATTTCAAAGGATGGGCCGATCAAATTTCAGATGCACTCTGGACAGCATTTGAAAATGGAGAGGATGCACTTGACGCATTCCACAAGGCGGCTAAGGATATTATCTCTGATGTTGCAAAACGTATGATGAATATCCACCTGATTGAGCCAAAAATGGCAGAATTGGAGAATCTTTTGTTTGGAAAGATTGATAGCAACGGACAACGTATTGGAGGTGCTGCATACAACTTTAAAACAGGAGAGTTCAACGAGCAGGAAACGCTCAGAATCCTCGGACAGTTCTTTGGTGAGAATGGTGAGTTTGCCAAGGTCATAGAGTCAGCAGAGTCTTTCTACGATATGGCTCAGAGAGTATCAGGTTTCGATTTCTCTTCTGAAGGAAGCAACTCTTCAATGAGTAGTAGCATCAAGGGTATTACAGAACAGACAGCAGATCTTCTTAGTTCTTATGCCAATTCGATGAGGGCCGATTTGTCTGTGATACGCGAGATGGATGCAAAGGTCGTTCAACAATTCTGGCCTGACCATATAAGAATGATGACTTCTGGAACTCAAAGCCTTCGTAATATCGAGAACCATACCGCGGCAATCATGCGTAGTAACGATGCTATCCAAAAGGCTGTAGATGATTTGTATCGCGATTTCCACGGTTTACGAACATCGGCCTGGAAGATACCAATAGCATAGTGAAACAATTAAAATTTAATACTCACTCATGGAGGGCTGTACGTTATTATGCGTCCGGCTCTCTTTTCTTTATACACCTTATTATATAATGTGTACAATATGTTTGCAGATTTTTTACAAGATTTTTGCAGAAAGTGAACAAAGCACCAATTCCTGATAGTAATTTTGTGGCAAGAACAAATTATTTTGGTTTATGGAGAATAGTATTGATTTGATTCAGACATTGGTCTTTGACGGTATTGAATACCTGACAACAAGACAGGCGTGTAAGGTCACAGGCCATTCACGCACAAGTTTTCTTTCGAAGGTAAGAAAAGAGGGAATCGAGACTCTGAAAAGAGATAATGGTCGTACATACTACCAAAAGGATTCTCTCCGAAATGCGATCATCAGAGGTGTGTTTATTAAATGGGCATAACTATGAGACGTCAGTGTATTAATTGCGCGGATTTTCAGCAGCGGACATTCTTTCCGCATACAGGAGGAACATCTGGCAAATGTATGTGTCCGAAATCACCAAAATACGGACAGTGGATGGTTGGGGCCTGGGGATGCACCATTGATGATTATGTAGGAGATTTATTCGGTTAAAATATAAGTGTATGGAACATAACGTTTTGAATAGAGAACTGCGACAAATGGCCGTTAACCATAAACTTTGTAAGCAGTGGCAAAAGGATTGGGAAATAGAATGGAGTCTTGACCGCATGGCAGAACAATTCTTTAGAGGAATAGACTTTTATCTCTCTGAGAGATTCGTCAGCAGAGAATTCATTATGGAGAACTTTGATAAACAATTCCTGAGAGAAAAATGCATTCTTGTAGATGACGTTTATTCCCTCTCCAATCCTGGGAGGTCTATTCTTATTGGTAACAGCAGCTCAACTATTAGATTCAGTGGTAGCAAGATAGGGACAGTGTACCTTACAGACTCATCATCATGCAAGATTCTGGCACAGGGTAATTGTCATGTCATTATCCATCTGCTTGATGATTCTATGGTATATATCGAACAATCAGGTAATGCGAGGGTAGTTGCACTCAGGCATTCGGAGAGTTGTACCGTTGATAGTCATGGGAATATTAAAGTAAAATACGAATTGGGCTATTTAAAATAAGATGCTATGAACAATAATTCAAGGGTTATACGTGCAGCGTTTAAAGAATGGGAAAAGGAGATTGAGAAAGAGGCCCTGAAAGAGATCGAGAACTTTGCTCAGAACCTCATCTATGAGGCTATTAAGCAACGTCAGCAGAATCCTGACAAGCATGATTATACAGGAAACCTTCTTAACTCCATCGTTGCAGCCGTATATTACAAGAAGGATTTGAAAAAGGCTTTCTTTTCTGGAGAAACAGGAATCAGAGAACCGCATTATTATGAAATGACTGCATCACATGGTCGTTATCATTTCAAGCTGGACTATGAGGGCACAGAGTCAAACTATACACCGACAATAGAAACATTACGTCGTAAGGGTATCGAAGATGCTTATGAGTTCATTTCTACGTTCAAGCCTGACACATCAGGTTTTGTCATCGTCGTAGCCTATACAACTGACTATGCCACATGGGTAGAGCAACAGAGGCAGACAACAGGATTTATAAACACATTACAATATGCTAAGAAAGTCGCTATGCAGATGTTTGAACTGAAAGCATTCTGAGGAGTATATTCTTCGTTTCTGTTATTTTACATATTTTAAGTTTTGAAGAAAATTCTCTCGAAAATGCGATATTTTTTGTTTTTCATTGTGTGCCACGTCTAATTGATTGTAAATTTGCAACACGAAAACGATATAGTAAAGATTTTATGAACATACTTAGCACAGATAACCAAATCGAGAAAGTATTCTCACACGTAAGAGAAACTATTCTCAGGACATTTTCAAAATCCGGAGTGTTCATGATTGGCCGTGTTGATATGAATGAGGTAAAAAACTCTAAGTTGTACTTTGTCATCGAACCTCTGCCAACAACAGGGATTAATACAATAAGATGTGAAGTATATACTTTCCTTCATGTAAAGGATGATCATCTTGACACGGATTCCTTATCCGATCTCATGGCTAAACTTGGTACTGCGTTTAGTGGAGTTCATGACATTGGTTTCAGTCTTTCGTCATTTCGACTGTTAGGTGACACCATCGACGAATTCAGTAGAGTACAATTCTCATTGTCAGTGAAAACAATAATCATAAATAGTTAAAAATGAAAGAGAAGGAATTTAAGCATTTAGTTGAATTAGGTCATCATGCACAGGAGAAGATGAACACATATCTCCTTTATGCTGACACAATGGATAATTATGTAAAACAACATTCTGCCATTGACCCAAAAACGGACAATGTGGTAATGCGTATGTTGCTTGATAGTCACAGGAAAGTAATCCTGGAGATTATTACCATTCTTGAAGAGACAGAGCGATGCATCAACGAATATGAGACTGATGTTGACAGCCGGATTAATAAGTTAAGTTTCGTGCATCCGTTCCTTGAAAAGTTCAAAAAGGATTATGAGCTAAACATGAAGGTACTTTCACAGATTCTGGATAAAGTTGAATAATTATAATAGAAGAGTATGCAGACAGACTACAATCCTACAGACATGGTCGTTATCCAAGCAGGGCAGCTTATGGATATTATCGGCAATGCCATTGACTCCAAGATGGAGCAATGGGTTCAGAAGAAGATAGAGATGGAAATCAAGGAAAAGCAGGATGAGCAGACAATGCTAACCATCAAGGAAGTTTGTGCAATGTACAAAGTCAGCAGATCGACTGTCTATTACAAGACAGAGGACGGCTCAATTCCCTGCAGTCGTATCGGTAAAAAGAAACTGATTCGCAAGGCTGACATTGACAAGGCACTCGCAAATGGAACTATCAGCACGGGGAAATGAGTTAAAAAGTGTTCCATTCGAAAAACCGCTGGCTACGATGATAGTTAGCGGTTTTTATATTTGTTACATTAGAAAAATAATGTAACAGATTTGCTACAATTCTTTGGAATTGAATTGTATTAAAATGGTGCTACTTGCTGACTGTCAGCGTGTTAGGCTATTCAATATATGATTTGGTGGTCATATCATAGTTTTAAGAATCCTTACACAATGGTGAACATTGGCGAACATATAACACGCTCAAACACAGTATTTTACATGTGTAACAGTAGTTAAACATTACTAACAAGAATCTTTATTTTTGCTACAAATTTGCTACAAATTATTTTTTTGTTGTAACTTTGCGCCATAAACATTTTATATAGCATTATGGCAAAGACAAAAAAGACTGCAACGAGCATGAGAGGATTCTTCCTTCGTGTGACGGGAAAAAAGGCAAACGGGTATCTTTATTACAGATTCAACCGCGACGGAGTTGGCATGACAATTTGGACGGGTATCAACGTTGACGTGAAGAGTTGGGAGTCAGCGATTCAGAGTCCTGCCAAATGGAGTGATTACACCTCAGAGGAACGCTACATTGATGATGAAGGGAAAGAGGCTTACAGGTCAACTGAGGGTAGCCGTGTGAAGCGTCTCATGGACGATGTAGTCTCATGTGTGAACAAACTCATTGCCGATGGTAGAGGCCAGAAGGGGCCTGATGGTAAGATCAGCGAAGAGGACAAGGTTCTTTTCCAGAAGTCCATTGATGACATTGTGAATCATGATGCTTTTTTGAGGAACAAAAAGGCCGAGGTTGATAACCTTAACCATATCGTAGCTTTCTACAACTTCTTTATCAATGGAATAGAAAGCGGTTCCATCAAGCACCATAACGGCAAGCCCTATGCATATAACTCCATCAGGCTATGGAAAGCATTCAAGACAGACCTCTGTGCAGTTACAAGTGAACACATGACTTTTGAAATGATAGATAAGTTCTTCGTTGATAAGTTCTACCAGAACATTGAGAAGAACAGTGATTTTGGCACAACAAAGAACCAAAAAGCAGGCCAGATGCGTAAGCTGTGCGCCCTTGCTGCAGAGTACGGGAAAAACAACAATGCTTATTCTGTTTCTGTATGGAAAAGCAGATATGCAGATAAAAGTGACAGACGAACCTCCATCTACTTGACTGACGAAGAGATTGATGCTTTGTATAATCTACAGTTAGATGGTACGATGGAAGCGGTCAGAGACATGTTCTTTATCGGCTGCATGACATGCCAAAGATACAGCGACTTCAAGAGAATCAATAGAAGCATGTTCGGAAAAAATGAGGATGGTGTTCCTGTTATCCGTCTCACTCAGATGAAAACAAAGACAAAGGTAGAAATCCCGATAGTAGATGACAGAATTCTCAAAGTATGCGAAAAGTACGATTTCAAGTTTCCTCAGTTCTCATCTGTGTACTTTGGCACTACTATCAAGAAGATTGCCAGGGAGCTTGCAAAGGTGGTTCCCTCATTGAATGAAATCTATGTTACCCGTCTCACTCAGACAGAAGCAGAATCGGAAAAGAACTATGCACGTATTTATGCAAAAAAACAGCGTGGTGAATGGCTTACAATAAGCGAGAGACAGTCACTAAAATTGTTCCTGCAGTTCCGTGTCTGTCTTGACGGTGTTCATCTGTGGGAGCGCGATGAAGAGGGTAATATCCTGAAACCAAAGTATGCAATGATAACGACACATACAGCAAGACGTAGCGGAATAACCAATCTCTATAATACAGGTGTATTTGACACAAAGGAACTCAGGGCCATGTCCGGCCATCAGTCAGATGATAATCTTGACCTGTACATTAAGACCTCTGTATCAGAGCAGTCAACAAAGATTTATTTGAAGATGAAGAAATTAAAGGAGGGAAAGAAGGGACAGAAAGCCCAGAAGATAAGTCTCAACAAAGCTGTTTAATGCTTTGTGGCGCGTTTATAATGAAGGGGTGTAGCAAAACGTTACACCCCTTGTTTGTACCCTCTTAGCGGTCATTTATCAGGCTTTACCTCAATAGTGAACTTTGTGCCACATTTAGGACATGTGAACGTTGATGTCTCGTCGGACAACAGCTCGCTTGCAGTGCAGCCGATTGCGTCAGCGATTCTTTCGACGCTTGACAGTTTGATGCTTGACTGATTCTTTAGCATCTTTGAAAGAGTCGGAGCCTTTATCCCCATCTTTTCAGCAACCTGAGACGGACTCATTCCATGTTGCAGGATCTTTTTCCTAATATCCATTCTTATATGTCTTTTGTTTCTGCCTGCAAAAGTACAAAGAATATTTGTAACTACCAAATCCATATTCCAGGCAGATAGAGCATTTTACTTTAAAACTGAACTATAATTAGTCTATAGGCTAATAAAAAAGGTTGTGTGATGTTAAATATTCGCCTAACAATTAACAATGTTACTTTATTTTGGACTATACATAAAGTAACATTTTGAAGGTTAAAGCGCGTTAAAGTTAGTTTGGAGGCTAACTTTTTATTATGTATCTTTGCAACGGGAAACAATAAATTCGTTAATAATGAAGGTAAGACAAAAACGTTATCAGTATTGGGGTAAGAACGGCATTGAATGGTCTGATTGGTTTAACTACAACGGCCAGGAGGAATCCATTCAGATGAAAGGATTCAGAGGTAAAGACCTGAGGAATGAATATCGGACAATAGACAAATGATTATAGTATTAACATTTTAAACAAGTAAGATTATGAAAAGAGTATTGGTAAATGATGTTGCTGCAGATTGTCTCCATCAACTACGTGAGTCTGAGGACTATCTGATTGTAAAAGATGAAGTTGCAAACGCGATGGAGTATGTTTCTAATATGATACACTATTCGCGAGATGGTGAACCTATAGATACACATGTCGATGAACTGCTATACGTATTGCACGCACTCGCTGAGTATAACAGCCTCTTGACTTGCTTGCACAAACATAACGACTTGTCTGTGGTGAATTTCCAATCAAGCCGCGACCCCCTTGAAGAAGAGGATAATACACCTCAAGGAGAGCATAGTTTGGACTATAGGGGAGCGCATGATATATGTGCAATGCTGAAAGAAAAAGGTGTTGATTTGGACTTGAAAGACGCACAGGAAATGACCTTTGCTGAATGCGCAAAATTGGCGGGTGTTAGCATCCCAGAAATGAATCAAGCTCTATATTGTTATAGGAGTTGAAAAAAGTTATGAGCAAATGTAATCATGTTATGGTCAACGACGGAGGCACAAGTCTTGTATGTAAGAAATGTGGATTGAGGACAACCACAAGACAGTATGCTTTATGTACAGGGTTCCTTCTTTTGGTTTCTTCTGTTTCAGACTTGATGCATCTTAGGCTCAGGACGGCTTTCAATCATTTTCGTGGTGCAGAGTTGTTTTTTAAGATTTCCAGTTTGAACTACTATGAGGCCCTTGATATGCTTTCCAGACTTCGCTTTGAAGGGTCAGTGAATCATTCAGACCTATCCACTATAATAAAGATAGTGTTCTGTCTCAATGATACAGACTCAGGTAACAAAGGCCGGAATAATCAAGATGGACTTACTTGACAACCAGAAGATCATGAACAGACAACTCTAATTCAAACTTTCATATGATGTATGCGGCTCTGTTAAGCAATAATTAGAGCCGCATATTTATAATGAGACGTAAATTGATAAATATCCCTTTATAGTGATTAAACTCCCCTGAAACGTGCATTTTTAGGGGTATTGCAATATGTTTCGAGATTTTTCTTCAATTTTCCCTCTTAGTAATAACATGAGAGCATCATCTGATTTATTTTTGCAGTAGATTTATTTTCTTTTTAATTATTATAGTATGAATTCAACAGCAAAAGACGCAAAACTGCCTGACACAATCATCATGGAAGAGGACTTCCGTAGATACAGGCAGACATGGATGTCGGTTATAGGTAAGGCTCAGTCTGCCTACGACAAGATTCGTGATGACAAGGACGTTGGTAACAATCTCCCTGAATTCGACAAGTTAAACACTGATTGGGTAAAAACATGGGTTGAGGAAAAAATTAATGCTGTCATGAATGACACCCACTATCCGTACAATGTCAGAACCCAGGCAGCTCAGGAATGGCGGTCTGTAGGCGACGACCTTCTTTCTACAGTAGTTCATATCGAGGCTGTTCATCATCTTGACCCTGAGGCAAAAGTTGAACTTGCAGGATGCCATATCGTCATTCCGAATATGGACGAACTGCTGAGGGCCAAAACCACCTACAAGGTTCCAATAAAGTATAAGCGTCTCTATGAACTGATAGGTACTGCTAAGGAAGCCATTGACCAGATGGTAGCCTATACGAAAAAGAACGGCCTCTTTGAGACAGCAGATCCCATGGCCTTACTCAATTTTGCCAATGCAGGCGAAAACTTTGCACGTGTATGCTATAATGACGAGGATTTCAAGAAACTCCGCGAAGAAGAAAAGGCTTACAAGGCAGAGCAGGCCAGACAAAAGCATCAGCATGAACTCGAAATCCACAAGCATAACGAGGAACGACGCGCCCAGCTTGACGAGTTGGTTGCAGAACGTCGCAGACGTGGTGAGGAAGTCCCCATTCACCGCGTGACGCTACGTGAAAAATCGGATACCAATGCAAGCGGAATGAAAGAAACAGAATTATAAGTTTTACAATTAAAATTTTAAAATCATGACAATTGAAGAGCAAGTAAAGGCTGCAGTTGAAGAAGCAACAAAGCCTATTATCGACCAGTTTAAGAAGATGGTTGAGCAGATTAAAGAAAATGGAAGTAGCATCAATTCCCCCGTCATCAAAGACGCAAGACTCTCTAAGGAGTTTCTTGACTCACTGACTCCGGCACAGCGTGAATTGCTTGAAAAGGGCATGAATGATCAGGAAGAGTTGGATTCAAGAGCAGAGTTTGAAAAGTTCATCAAAGAACGTCAGGCAGCACAGGCAAAGACCGATGCTGACGCTAAGGCTTTGGAGAAGATGATGATGTAACTCAAAACGTACTGACATGGCAATAATACAGCAGAAAAAGGAAGATGACAAGAAAGCCCTTGCAGAGAAAGCCTACGCTGCAGTAGTCAAGAATTGCCAGGGTAAGATCGACATTCCGCCTCTCATGGAATTCACAAACGAGTATTATTTCAAAATCAAACGCGAAATCCGCGAGTCTCTTAAAAGACTACAGCATAACATTCCGAAAGAAGATTATCATGAGCAGGCGAATTCTCTAAGAGCTGTCATTCCATTCGTCAAAGAATGTGCGAAATGGGTGACTCAGTACAAACGTGAACAAGAATGGAAGAAACTGAAAGAAGATGGGTATTATAAGACAAGAAGGCATGAGAGGTATATTGCAGAAAAGACCGAACGAGAATGTTCTGAAAGCATTTGAGATGGTCTGTGCTAACAGATACCTTGATGCACCAATTGACTTGGAGCATTTTACGCGTGAATGGCTTAAAGGGCAGAGAGAGTCAATCGACAACTACCTCTATTCAATGAGAGACAGGTTTCGTGGAAACGAGATCGAGTTCCAGAGACGCAAATTCAAGGCTGCACTGAAAGAAGCTGAACTCGCTCTGATGGTCGTTGAGGAATGGAGGTCAAATCAAGAAATGAATCGCCGAAATGCAGAAGAACTGAATGAAGCGATGATAACAGACCTCTCTCCCAAAAGATACCAGAAGGAAACGGAAGAACTTATCCAAAAATACGGTTTTTTCAATGTAGTCAACAATTCTAAAGATTAACAGTTATGGCAGTATATCAACAGGGAACGGCCCCAAAAGAAGAAAAAAGCATCTTCCCCCCAGGTGCAAAGGTTGAATATATTATCACACATGACATGCAGGTCGTTGGTGACAAGCTATTAATAAATGGTGATGATGATCCTAACTTTCGAGCCAAATGCGCCAAGATGAGGGATGAGCTTGAAGCCGCAAAAGAAAAATCATAGTTTTAGTTTTATGGTGAATAATGGACTCTGTATTAAATGTACCAGGAGCCTGTTCGCAAGAAGCAATGCAGGCTCCATTTAAATTATCTTGAATATGGAAACAATAAAAGACAGAATTATAAAGTGGGCTAATGGTTTCAATCGAATATTGGCCCCAGAAAAACAATTCTCCGTCGAGGACGTTAGAAATGTCTATGATGAAGAATTCGATGTGGATTGTGTCGCAGTCAAAATGCGTATGACTGTACTCTATGCCAACACACTACAAGCGATGTGTGAACGAACCAATACAAAACTCTATGGTATCGAGCCATCATCAGACGGCTTGATTATACTGCTGTGTGATAATCTCACTCACAAAACATTTATGTAGTATGAAGATACATTCGAAACTGAAAGAGAATCCGAAAGGAAAGAGCCTGACAATTCAATTCGTATGGAACGCTGCGGACATTAAGCAGGCATTAAAGTATGCTAAGAGCCGTATTGACGAGGGAGAGTCCATCGGGAAAGAAGATTTGCTGTCATATATCATGGTAGCAAACACTATTAGGGACTATGGTATCAGTAGTGATGTCAAGAAGTACATCGGCCAATGGATGCTGAATCAGGCTATTGACATGGGGCTTGTTTGGGACATGGGAGAATATGGAGGTGAATCTGATACGTTGGTCATCAGTGAGACCCTTGAACAGACCATGAAGGGACGTAAGGGTCTCTCCCGTCCATTCCCAGGAAACAAGAAAAAAGAGTGATTCCGCATCTGTGATGTATTGTTTTGCAACGTGTTTTCAATTTATTTTCTACTTTTTTTCATTATGTTTTCAAAAGTGGTGTGTTTTACACTAACTTTGTGGTGAATTAAATTTATATAGCATTATGGAACAGACAATCAGACCAATCATCATTAATGGTGTAGAATACTACACCAAGGCGCAGATTTGCCAGCTCACAGGCTACAGTGTACAGCGTATCAACCAAAAGATCAAGAATGGATTAGACCTCCATACCTTGAAGTTGGATAACGGACGCTGTCTCTGCCGAAAGTACGACGTTGACCAGGCTATTAGCAGTGGCATTCTCGTCAAGGGATTTGTAGGAACTATAAAATAGGCAATCCAATGAAGAGGGGCTATTCCTACATCAAGGTTCCGGTCAGCATGATTCCTATGATATATTGGGGATATGCAAGCATGGTTGATATACTCTTATATGGAGTGTATCATATTGCCCGTAACGTTGAACCAGACCCCGACAATGTCACAAAGTGCATTATCTACACATTCCTCAATGGTAGGAAGAACAACCTCTCTCTGCCATTGCCAATAGAGAAAAAACTCATGCAGATGGAGGATGAATGTCCATTCATCGGTTGGAATGATGATTACAGAGGCTTTCTTCCTGATGGTGTGACCTTTAGCCCTACAGATGAAGATGACAACTCCGTCATTGACCGCCTCAATGAGATCTTTGCAGAGGACTCAGGTCTGTGGAACCTCGCTGTGGAATACTATAAGGTCTCTCATGCTTTTGACCTGCTTGAAATTACCTACAACGGCACATTCGAAGATATTGCTAACACCTACAACCGCCTGAAATTCCACAACAACTGCAGCGCATGGGGATATTTGAAAGTGCAGAACCTCATAAGTTTGATGAAGAAAGGGAATGATGTCACAAAAGAAGAATTGGAGGTATTCGCTGCTGCAGCAGCCTTGAAGGGCATCATGGGAAAGCGTACAGTGTGGTATGCAGAAACGAAACTCATACTCGCGCGTATGGTTGGTATGGTCAAGGCAGACGATCCTCTTTGCGGATTTGATGACGAAGAGCTTCGTAGGATCTATAAGAAATACAGCGACAAGGATAATTTCAGAAGGCTCAAAGGCCGTCTCAGAGAGGGATATTTGAAGTACATCGACAATGTGAAGGGCTGCAATCGTCTCGGTACGTTTTTCTCATTCAGCAGAGACCTGTCAGTCGCAGACTTCAACAAGGCCATCGGTGAGATTGTTGCTGAAAGAAAAAAGACTGCAGCACGTAGCCGTAAACGTAAGGAGAGGTATTTTAAGAAATTGGGATGCAGGCCCAGCCAGAGCGAGAATCTTAACGTTCATGAGAAACAGGCTGCATCAGAGCCTCAGACGGTACAGCCTACAATCGTTGAGGTGCAGAAAATGCCAGAAACGAGACACACAGTACAACCAACACTAAAATGATAAAAAACATTCTGACTAATTAGCAATGGTAGATGATGAGGTTATCTCGGATAGCCTCTTTTTTATGGATTAATGATAACGCGGATTTTTGCTTCGGTAAACATGGCGAATCCAGATTTGGATTCGCTACATGAAGGAATTGTCTTTTTAGTCATTTTGGGCCAAGGTGCAGGAAGATGACCATGAGGACATTAATTCGCCTAATATTGGGGATTTAAATACGAACTATCTGCGTATTAGAGTGTGATTCCAGATGATACTCAATCAGACTAACGAGGACAGCCGAAATTTCGGCCATCAGCAACTCAGACGAAAAAACAAACTCCAGAATGCAGGATAATGCACCTACAAATCTACGGAGATCCAAGTAATAGAACCATGTTCCAGGGACAGCAGAATCATGGTTGATTAACAGTGCTTTTCCTCGTGTTTTCATTGTAGTGGCAAAATAGCGTTTCATTGTAGTTTTACCCCGTTTTTTTGATACGTTTCATTGTGGTTTTTGGGGTATTTTTGAGGGTGTTTTGTTGTAGTCAATCAGATGAGCGCAAAGTTGCGTTTATCCTTTATATATCGTACTTGCAGATAAATGCACATAAATAAAACCACCTCCCTAAAGCGTGACTCCCTAAAGCGTGACACCCTAAGACGTGACACCCTAAAGCGTGACCATATAAATAATATAGAGATAATAAATAACATAGAGAATAATAAATAATATAGAGAAAATAAAAAGTCAACATACTTTGCCTAAAACGGACAAAGTATGATGTGTTTTTTTATCTTTTCTTTTTGCTTTCGCCCGTATGTCGTACCCAGATAAATATTGTTTTATCGTACTTGCAGATATTATCGTACTTAAAATAATTATCGTACTTTGAGGTTTATCGTACTATATAGATAATCGTACTATAAAAAAAGGATGAAAAAAAAGAAGAGAAAGAGAAATTTTTTTGCCGCGCATCATGTAGGTTTGCTGACTCTGCATCGAGAAGGAAAAACTCTATTTCTTCAATGACGAGTTATTAAGGAAAATTTAGAAATGAGGCTATAAGTAAAGGGACATGACATGATGAAGATTGTCTGCATCGTCGTTATGAGAAATGATAGAACGTTATTCTCAGGATAATGCGAATGATGTAACGAGTATGCATCAGGTAGAAATGTAGCATCTCTACAGCCTAATATATACGTGTGCGTAGAAAAAAGGTGATGGATAATAAAAACGCTGTGTTCGTCTCGAAACGTTTTTCCTGTGGTCTCTACAGGAACTCAATTATGGCCACCATCAGCATGAGCAATGACAGCCAGCTCTATTATGATTCTATGACTATACACAGGTCAAATTCTCGGCTCATGCCCTGATGATCTCATTCAAGCCAGATAACGGATGAAGATTCTCCGTATAAGCCAAAATGAATGAAAATGTCAAGAATTCAGCTGAAAGTATCGCTCACATGCACAAAACAGCCGAAATGAGCAAGAAATGAACGTATTTCGGTTACATTATTAACTATAATGCAACAAAGGTCATAAATACCGGATCTTCTTCAAAGATTTCCAAAGTAGTCATCTGCGATGATGAGTTTTCCATCAGATGAATGATGTCATGACGTGACACCGTATCTCGGACACAATATCATGATGTTGATGTATCGTCATAAGCAGATAACCAGCTGTTATCAGGAGAACCAGGGCGCAAAAAACTTATATGACATTATCCCCAAATCATATTATAATTGCGTAAATCATTGATATGCAGAACCTTGTCACTCCATCGGCGTCAATGACAATATAATTTTGTAGCAAATTTGTTATGAATGGGAAAATTTACCCTGCGAAAACCTTGTCACGCAGCATGCCCATGAACGGAATTTTTGGAACATGCAGAACCTTGTCACTAATAATTTCCAGACCTGAACGATCTTGTCACGTGTTTTATTCATAGGTGTATAGATGGAGGTTGGTTTAATTCGGGGACAGAGACAAAGCTGACGATCTGAAAGAATGAATCAAAGGGGATGGGGCTGCATGGCTCAAAAACTAACACCTCAACAGCAGAAAGCAGAAAAACGGACAAATGCAAATAGTTGGTGTTGATGCTGCACACACTTCGAAAGAAGGGCAAAGAATATATAAAGAGAGTGTGTTTTTGTGTTTGTTGAATAGTAGATACAGACCAACGGCAAACAGTTACTTTTCAGATGCATTAAAAGCTCTTTGTAGCCGTTTTAATGCTGAAATGGGTAAACTACAAAGGAAAGCACCTAAAAACGGCTAAAAACGGTTAAAAATGCGTTTTGTATGGGTACAAAAAAGCGGGTACATTATTGCACCCGCCAACAAAAAGAGACTTTAATCTAATCCTCTTCAATATATTGCAGCCAAATATCTTCGTGTTTATAGATTTCTTCTGTATAATCGTTTGCAAGATCTTCGGCTTGATATTCTGAAAGGCTTACTAAATTGGCATAACCATTAAATTTAATATATTCGTCGTTTCAGGATTCAATATTACCGAAATATGCAGCCCTTACTGCATCAATAGGAGAAGAAAAGAACACGTTGAAAAATTCCTCATCAAAAGGAAATATTTCTTCGTCTGTATTATATTCTCTTGCGTAATCAATGAAACAAGATATTTTCTGTTCGCTTGAAAGTTCGCTCCATTTCTCAATAAATATTTCGTATTTCATAATTGTATCTTTTAAATGTGAATGATATATTATTATTCTCTTTTGTGCTAATAATCGAAACTAATCAATTCTTAGTGGAGTGCCAATTACCTTAAAACATCTTTTGCCGTTTATTTGTTCGCTGTTTGCGGCAATCATAAAAGATGCAACTTTAAACGCTTTTACATTGTCTAAAATAAGAGGTACTATATTTTTTCCGGTACACGTTAAAGATGTATATTTTTGCCCGTTCTGATAACCAAACAATTTAGATCCGCTTTCAGTACCAGGGCAAAGAAATAAATCTTTATCACGAAAGATAAATTCTATCTTTGTACCAACACACAAATTTAGGTCATTAACCGCTTTTGTGGCAAATGTAATATGAAAGTCTGAACGCCTAACAGTTAAAGAACGTAAGGACGGACGACCGACGTGTCTTTTGTCTGAATGTGAAATCTTCATATCTTATAGGTTTTTAAGTTCGTTTTCGAATGCTGCACAAATAATATGTTTCATATTAGAAATACGATAATAGCAAGTGCCTTGAGTTACTCCAAAAACATCTGCACATTCGTAAGAAGTAAGACCATTTTTGAAGTAAAGACAAAAAAGGTCATATTCGGATTTACTAAAGGTAACACGGGCAAACTTTAGAATTTCGTCAGCGAGTGAAGAGATACGATCCCAACGGTTTTCTTTTCTTTCGTTTTCGTTGTTGTCGTCGTCATCACCAGTAAGACAAGCCCAGAAGAAATCTTTAGGTCTAATTTCCTTTAGCTCTGCACAATAGCGAGTTTTAATTTGTCTTTTGTAGGATGCAACAAACGTTAACTCATAAATTTCCGGATTGTCAGCACAAACCTTATTTACTGCATCAAGTGCAATTAAATAAGAATCGTGAAATACATCTTCGAAAGTTGTATTATACAACTCCCCAAACAGATTGTAAGGTAGTACCTTACTTTTCAACGTTGCGTAATTGACTGAAAACCAGTCATTAAAACTCTGTTTCACCATAACTCAAAAGTATTAAAATAATGTATTAAAATAATCTGCTGCAAAGATAGTACGATAATTAGGTGCGCACAATTCCAATTTAACAAGAATTTTCAATTAATGCCCGATATTTGCAAATTTTGTCTAAAATGAGATACAAACGAACAAAATCCAAGAAAATGCAAGACAAATAAGGGTACACCCCCCTTTCAAAGACAAACAAGTTTGTTGTGACCCTTCGTCGGAATTTTTTATTTTTTCGTTTTTTTATTTTTAGCCTCATCTCCGTCTCTTCCTCTGTTAATAATTATTCAAAGTTTACAAGCATTGTTTATGCTCTGCATCGGCAACCTTCAGGCAGTTTCAAATCAGTAGAATCTACGGATTTACATGCGTAGGATTTATGGCTATTGTGTTTTATGGATATGACAGAAAGATGAAGGGACTACACGTCACGTGCAATCCCTTCGAGATTATTTTAATACTTTTGAGTTATAGCTACCTGAGTAGCTTAAACTACGGATGCAAAGATAGAGTTATTTTCTGGCATATCCAAATCTTTAACTCTATTTGACTTTTGCCTGATTCATGAGTTCCCTGAGTCTGGGTGTGCCTTTGATGGAGAACTTGGCGAGTCTGCCTTGGCTGTTTTCTTCTATTCTTGCGGAGAATTTTATTGTTCCTTCACGGCTTATGATTGTAAGGATGCTGTCCCTATTTTCTTTGACGAACCTCATGCCGTCGTTTGCGTATTGCCTGAATTCGTGAACGTAGCCGTCAACGTCTTTGATATTCAGCCATGAGTAGCCGAAATTTTTGATGAAGTATTTCCCGTATTCATAGAATTCCATCTGAAATGCAGAGCTGTCTATGGTGCATTTGACGGTCAAGTCTATGTCTCCCAAGGTAGATGTAGATATTTTGCCTTGGTATTGGTTTCTGAGGAAATGATTACCTGTTTCCTCTCCGAACTCATCGACGAAAGAGCCGATGACCCATCCTGCATAGTCTGGGGTTGTTTCGACGGGTTCCTGGACTGTGGCCTGTGGCTTAGTGTTCTTGCAGCCTGTCATTATTATTGCTGCAGAGAAGATGCAGTAGAATAGTTTTCTCATAATCATTATTTTTGGTTCATGCTGCAAATATAGTGATTATTTCGGAGAAATGCAAGTATGCCTCATATTATTAGCATGATTTCGTCTTTTTTTTATTAAGATTGAACATTTCGGACAAACAAAATAATTTGTTCTTACAGCCACGTTTTTTCGTCATATACTCCCTATGTCCTGCAATATGTTTTCGGAATATAATTCTCATTATTGCCTCATGGTTTCCTTCTTTCGCTGATTATCCATAAATTTGCACACATGAATAACGGGTTGGTTCTTAGTGGCTCGGAAAAGAGTTCCGAAAGAATCCTGGACTAAGCATCCGTTTTAAATAGTGCTATATGGAAAAGAAACCTAAATATAGATTACTTATCAGGCAGGGTGGAGGCCCTGTCATTGATACCTTCGAGAGTTTCGGAGTCGTTTGTCAGGAGTTCCCTTTCAAGCATCTGCCTGAGGCAAAGGAGCTGACCAAGCGTGATTTGCATGATGAGCATGGTGAAGATGTACACATTCCTGCAGACGGCTTGAAGTTCAAGGCTTACGATCTGGAGGCCAAGTTCATCTATAGTGGAAGTGCCGAAAATATTCATACTGATGTCAGTCGTTTTATTTCGTATCTCTATGGCAGGAATGTAGGAGGCAGTCCTGTTCTATCCATATACGACGAATACACAAAGACCGGAAAGTCTGGCGTGTACCTACAGGGCGTTTCAAGCAGCCTCTTTGACATTTCAAATGCAGATCCTGATGCTATAGCGGTATTCACTGCGAAGTTCAGGGTAACAGACCCAACAAGTGACATAATTCTAAATCTATAATTTTTTTCAGTCATAATCATTATTTCTTTGAAGCAGTTTTTGCGATTGAACACGTGTTCGAAAATGCTATATAAAATGTAAACACGTAAAGGAGCAGCCGCCTGTGAAGGTAGCTGTTTCATCTTTTAGGTATGGCATGAGGACAATAAAAAAACGACCTCAGACGGCTTTGAAACCCAAAATTATCTATTTCCTATCCGCGAGAGGTCGTTGTAAGTCTCTTACGTTTCATGAGCTTTCACTTTTCTGGAGCATCATTCCGCGTTAAGTAGTGATTGGTCGTGTCTGCCATCTGTACCCACAAATACATATTGCACGGCTACCAAATCGTCACAGTCACATTTGAAATACATAACAAGTAGGCAGGATTATCCTGCTTAATTGCAAAAGTAATGATATTTACAAAAAAAATAGCGAAAAATCTCAATAAAGTTATGAAAATCATTGAAAACGTATAAATTTGCATACGAACATTAAGATATTTACTATATCGAGTCAAATTTTTTGTGATAAATTTAGAACAGCCGCTTGTGAAGGTCGCTGTTCTTTTTTCGTTATTTACCATCATTAGTGTCTGTAAGCAATATGTATTAAGAAATAAAATCTCTTTACTTTGATTTCGCTTGTTTTCACATTGCCATTTTAATAAATTTGTAGCATCGGAAGCGTCTGATTTCTAAAGGATTGGCGCAAAGATTCATGAGTGTTTCAGTATTAAATTTAATAGATTATGGCGAAAGATTTAATGTTTCAGTTGGCTATTGAAGGCCCTGGAAAAAGATTGAAGGAAATCAAAGACCAAATCGACGGTTGGGCAAAGGATATGACCATCCCAATCAAGGTGACTGCGGACTTGAATGAATTGAAGAGGCAGCTCAAAGACCTTGGTGTCGTATTTGGCGAGAACAACAAGGAAATCAAGAAACTTGCAACTGATGTTGACAACACTATTGACCGCGTCAACAAAAAGCTCAAAGAGGTTGGTAGCGGTTCCCTGAAAGCTGGAAACATTGACAGGTTGCATCGTATGGTTACAGACCTTGACGTGGCCATTGGCCGGATGGAGAGTCACAAGTGGCTTTCTGGTGATAATCTGAAATTCTCTCAGAACGGACAGTTCTATCAGCAGTTGGAGCAGTTGCGCGAACTGAGAAAGTACATCAAGGAGCTGGAGAGTGACCCGAATATTGGAAAGAAGGGTTGGCTCTCGTCTCTCATCTGGGGAGGCAATGGTGAGCAGTTGATGGGTGGAATGACCAAGAGGTTATTCAGCACAAAGACCATTGACGAAGCTATGAAGCAGATGGATGACCGCATGAGACAGCTCACACGTCAGCAGGCAGAGAACGCAGCCCGATATTCTCAGCAGATGCAGCAGGCTCTTCGTGGTGGAACTGCAGGAGGCACACAGCGCGAGCAATGGGAGGTTAAGCGTGACACAGAAGCCATCAAAGCAAACTATGAGGCACTTCTTAACCAACTCAGGCACTTGCAGCAGATACGTGCTCACATGTCTAAGGAAGATCCTGACTTCCTGAATCTGACAGGCATGACCAATAAGCTACGTGAGTTCATCGGAGAGTACAGCCGCCTGATGAATGACCGTAAGGTTATGGCAGATCCGACGGCAGCTCAGAAGTTCGGAGAATATTTCATGAAGGTCTGGCAACATGTCAGCAAGGTCTCTGAGGCTTACGAGAAACTACATCAACAGCAAAGCAAGTCGAACAATCAACCGGCACAATCTCCTATTGACATGAAGAGTGTCAATGAAGCGGTTTTTCAGGTTGCGAGACTTGAAGAGAAACTTTCCCGTCTGCGTGAACTTGAATCGAAAGCAAGCGGATTGGGGATAGATACGTCAAAGCTAAAGACGCTCATATCCGAAATGGATTCCTATCTGACAAAGTTCCGTCAGATTGTTGACAATGGAGGTAAGAGCAACGGAGGCATGACGGCTCAGATGCTAAAGGCAGAGGGAGAATTCCGTTCTTTCACTGCGAGGATTTCTGAAAACACACGCGAACTCGGACGTAATATCGCTGAAAAGAATCGTGGCACAAGTGCTGAGGCAGGCTTTGCCAATGCCATTCAACGTTCTACTAATGAGTTGAGAGGTCAGAGTCTCATTCTTGGCGATTTGCGCTCACTTGCACAGCAGTACATTTCGATATGGGCCGCAAGGTCATTCGTCAACAATCTCATCGAACAGGGAGGTCTCTTAGAACAGCAGCGTCTATCTATCGGAGCCATCCTGAGAGACACAGCACAGGCAAACTCACTATTTGGAAAAATCAAGGGACTTGCTTTGAAATCTCCTTTTGGTGTCACAGAGCTTGATTCGATGACGAAGCAACTCTCTGCCTATGGTTTCCAATATAGTGAACTGTATGATTGGACGAAACGCCTTGCGGACATATCTGCTGCAACAGGTACAGAGGTTTCTCGTCTCGCTTTGGCCCTGGGTCATGTCCGTTCTGAGGGCGCATTAAGCGGTTACACTTTGAGACAATTCAGCATGGGTAATATACCGATGCTTGCGAAGCTGTCCGAAAAACTCGGAAAGACATCAGCAGAGATTCGTAAGATGGTTTCCAAGAAAGAAATCGGCTACGACCAAGTTCTTGAAGTGTTTAAGGAGCTGACTGATGAGGGAGGCATGTTCTACAACGCTCAGGAAACTATGGCTGAAGCCCTAAACGCTAAGTTCAAGAATCTGCGTGACTCATATCAGATAATGTACTCTGAAATGGCTGAGGGTGCGCCTGGTGACGCATTGAAGAAACTCGCTGAGACCTTGACGGAGCTTTCAAAGAACTGGCGTATTCTGTTACCGATGATCACTACCGGAATAGGATTGTGGGGTATGCAGAAAGCGGTCACTATGGCCGTCAACTATGAGCTATCCAAAGAAGGTGTCCTGACAAGTAAGTCGGCTGCAGCAAAGGCGAGATATACAGCAGCTACAAATGCAGCCATTGCATCAACAGGTCGTTGGACGCTTGCTCTTCGTGGTGCTGGCAGGGCACTCGTTTCTTTGGGCAAATTCCTTATTAGTCCTTGGACTCTCGGATTTGCAGCCGTCGAGGGACTTGTATATATGTGGCAGAAGCATAATCAGGAAGTCGAGAAAGCGAGGGAGTTGACATCAGGTTTCTCCAATCAGAGTTCTGAGTCCATGAAGAACCTCAATGAGCGTCTGAACGACATTGACCCCTACAGCGAGGGAATGTCAGAGTCGAAGCTAAAGACGGGTATTGAGTCCATGACAGAGACGTTGAAGAATTATGCTGCAAACTCTAAGGAGGTTCTGGAAACTGCCTTTGGTGAAGGTGCTGATGGTAAGGTTAAGAGCCTTGCAGAGCAATATCAGTATTTGCGCAGTGAAATGGAGAAAACCGTTGATGTCTATAAGGAGATGCAGAAAACGGCTGATGCCTTTGAATTTGGTGTGAACTATACTGATGGAGGTTGGTTTGATGATAATGTCGAGTCTGATCTCACAGACTATGCAAATGCCGTCAAGGAATATGAGGATGCATTCACGAAGTTTACGGCTGACAATCAGCTTGCAGTCCAAAGGTCTCTGGAGGCCATTAAGCAGATAGAGCCTGTATTTAAGTCTGTCAGCGACGAACTGAAATCCGATGCGGAGCGTGTGAAGTGGCTCTATGAGAATCAAGGCAGATGGGGCACACTCTATAACAGTTTCAAGGGACAACTCAGGGCCAATGGTGCTGACTATGGTGGTGTTCTTGGCTACAATACTGGTTATAAGTTGGAAACTCAGAGACGTGAGGCTGAGAAGGAACTTGACACATTCTTTGTAGGTGTTGAAGAGCGTATGAAGAAATTCGGCTACGACTTCACGAATAACGGTACAGCTCTTACTGAGGCTCAGGTCGGAAATCTGCTTAAACAGTCAAGGGAATGGTTGAACAAACACCCTGAATGGCAGAATATCTATGATGTCATCTGGAATAAACTTAACCAACGTTGGGGACTTCCTATCACTCCGGAGATTGACAATCCTGAGAAGCCTCTGAATGAATGGCAACAGCAGATGCAGAACTGGCTTGACAAGAAGGGTTCAACCATCAAGATTAAGCCTGAAATGACACGTCAGGCAATCATTGACATGGTTCATAACTCCATTAAGGAGACACAGGCAGCCATTGACCAAACCAAGCCAATTCTCCTGAAATTTAAGGCAGACCTCTCAGACCTTGACAATCTGCCTATTGGCTTGCAGACTCCTTGGGGAAGAAAGCAGGCAGCAGACTACAAGGCTGCAGCACCTCAGAATCAGACAGCAAGGGATTTCCTTACAGAATTCGGACTACCTCAACCAAAGGAGAAAAAGACGGGTAGCAAGAACCATGAGGACAAGGAACTTGAAACATGGAAGAAACGTATTTCACTCTTAGAGAAATATCGTCGTGAACTTGAATCTCTCGAAACGATGATGACCCGGTCACAAGCTGAGGCGAAACTACGTGCAGACGGAAACTTTGCAGTCTTGTGGGACTATTTCTCTAATCCTAACGACTACAAAGGTAGCCTTGACTTAGCAGCCAATAAGCTTGGCAAAAAGGGTAAGCGTAAGGAGTTCGTTGATGAACTTGGCGCAAAGAAGGGCGCAGAGGACTTGCGAGAGTT